GATTGATTCTGATGCACAAGCGTGGCGCGCACACCTCTCCCACAAATCGATTACTGCCCTGTGCACTGATCTTGCTGAGCCTGTCCTTGAGTTGTTTGGCAGAAAGCTGGCATTGAAGAGGGAGAAAGGGACAAACGTGGTGGATCATGAGCTGGCCCGGTCCGATGACAGGATCATCTCAGCGGTGTCGTACTACATGCACACCGAACTCGGTCCATTTATGTACTCACTGATGCTGGCAATGCGAGATGTTGTCCGGATTGGGATCATTGACTTTGGGCTCCTCAAAACCCTGCCCTTTGTGTCAATGATTGGCATTGATCCATTCGAGGTTGGAAAGCTGGTGACTGTTCTTCTTGGACAAGGCTACGATCACTGGCGCTCGTGTGACTTTTCCAGCTTCGATTGCACCATTTCTCCTGGGGCCTCGGGCGCCGAGTCTACCTTCTATGAGAAAAGTGGCATGCCACCCCATTTGAAGAGCCTTCTGGCTCAACAAATGGAGGCATCATGCTCCTCCAGATTCGGTATTGGATATTGGAAATCTGCTGGAAGGAATTCCGGGGATTCCAATACGGCCATTGGCAACACGATCGTCAATGGTCTGGTCCAAAGGCATGTGTATCGAAATGCTGACGCCATAATCTTGGTATTCTCCGATGACTGCCTTGTCGTGACCAAGGGGGTTAATGCGGTCTCATTGCCCGAGGCCTCAGCCCTCATGGCCAAGTTCGGGTTTTCCATGCGATCATGCGACACCGACATCTATGGAACCCACTTCCTCTCTGCCCATTTTATGGAAGCCATCGTCGATGGCCAACATCAAATGGTGCCGACGCCCCTAGTGGGCAAGTGTCTTCCTAAGATGTTCTGGTCCGAGTCTCAGATTGCTGTTCGCGACCCTGACGGGTTCGCTCTGACGATGCTGTCTGCAGCTCGAAAGCTTTTCGCTGCAGATAGTGTCATTTTGGGCTTTCTCAGTGGATTTCAAGTGTCAGGAACAGCATGCGATTCTGCGGCTCTCGCATCTGAACTCCCGTATTATTTCCACACGTGGTTGGAAACTTACGGGGAGCATGATGTCCAACCCATTGATTCACTTGCCTGCCACATCAAAAGGTATGCCAATGCTGGAATATCCTCAGATGATGTGGCTCGCGATCTGTCTGCAATGGCGGTCACCAATGCTAGAATCCCGGACTACCGCTTGCCTCGCTACGCCTTCGAGTATGACAACTTCTAAGGGCTAGAGGCACCGTGCAGCCAGCTTGGAAGGAATTCCAAGTTGTGGGTTGGCGACCACACACGTAATGGCTAGCTAGTGCACAAGTATGACACAACGTCATCATCAATCCACTTATCATATAGG